GTGATTTTTAGATGATTTGAATTGTCATTGTCATTTAATCGAAGACTGTTTCCATTGCGAACTTCAAGCTCACTGGCAGAAAATTCAAAATCGTGCGCACCGGATATAGAAACACCTAACCTGTCCGCCCCTGCTCTAAATAATCCTGTATTTGTATCTGAGGCGAAGGTGTACGACGGACTACTAGCTGACCCATTAGTCGCATGAGTTGGAACTTTTGGTGAACTCGCAGTAGCAGTAAATCGATGTGAGAGGGTATTTCCCGCTTGAATATTTACTTCGTTGGTCGCAAAATATAGTCCTGTATCTGTGTCGCCTGTCACCCTCAAAGGCAAGCTGCCAGATGACCCCGCAGGAAGATTTAAGCTGCCACTAAAAGCAGGACTCGCTGCTGGTGCTAGACCGCCGTTAGTCTCAATTGTAAGGAGACTTATCCAGCTACCTCCTTGCTTCACCTTCAGAGTGTCAGGTGTTGTGGAAGTATCAATCCAAAGCTGGTTGTCTATCGCTGCCGGAGGCGCTGAAGACCCTGAACTGTTGCTATATAAATCAGTTAGGTTTTCATTAACATCTGCTCTAAAGTTTGCACCCGTATCATTCGGGATCGGGTAATTACTGGTTCCAGTTTGTGCCATTAGTTAAGCCTTTCCATATCCGGTTGCGGTCCATTGGAAAGCTCGCGCTTGCCTTGTCCCTGAAGCATTATAAATCGAGATATTAAAACCAGTAATTGATGTACTACTTAATGTGTAGTAATCGCCTGTAGCTGTAGCGCTGAAACTAATCCCAATAGACGGTGCTCCGAGGAATGCATTATTGAAGGTGACGGAAAGATCTCCGCTAGAGGAAGATGTCCCAGTATTATGCTCCGATCGAACTGCCGCTAATGTTTCCACTTTGAGCTGTTGAATTGCAATCTGCTCAAGACCCCCACCTGTTGAACATTCAGCCTTCAATTCATACTTGCGAGCCGAGAGTTCTGCATTATGGAATAACCTCCAAGTCGTCCAATCGTTTGATCCTGGGCTCGCAACCTGTGTTGTCCTTACATACAACTTGACATCACAGTTCTGCGGAGTGTCTCCATCAACGCTTGTCAAATCATCCCAGGCTGAAAATGTGTCTACGAATGGGTTGTAAGGGAAATAACCTCGGACTTTGATAGTGCTATGAAGTCGAACGCTATAAATTCCGCCTAGGTCAATAGGGTTATTGTTGAAAAGATATGTTCCAGACGTTTCAAACGTTGCATTGCCTCCTTCAGTTCCTCCGTCTAGGGCCATGCGCAACTCACTTGTTCCGCTATCCCATGTTAAGTCTGTTTTTGTACCAGGGAAACTTGGATGTTCTGTCTGAGTGTTAACGGCCTCGAGTTGGTCTAGGTCTGGTTTTGTGAACTCGACTAAGGATGGACTCACGCTTTCTCGTCCACCGGAATCGATGAACTTCATTAGATAGGTTCCCGCTTTCAGATCCACATATGCTTCTTTTGCAGATCCTGGTAAATCAGCATGGATGCTCGTCGAAGTTGCCCAAGTTACGTTTGTTGTGTCCGGCGACCAGCGCACTCGCGCCCAACCTCCAACAATTACATCCAGATCTGCGCATTGATTCCAAAAGAGTCGGGCCAGCCCTGACGTTGAAGGAATCATCATTAAGTCTTGGACGTTTTCCGGTGCGGCTGTTTTACCAGCAATCGACTGGCTGAATGCAACAATTGTGCTGCCTTTTCCTAAATAGTTATAGGTCGAAATCTGCGCATACAGAACCCCTGCTCTCATATTCCTAAGAGTGACGGAAGGCGAAGCAGTTGTCACCAGTTGCCAGTTATCTTGATCAATCTTGTACTGAACACGAAACTCAGAAACACGGGTTCGAGGACTTTTCCAACTCAAGTCGATACCAACGAATACACCCTGACCGTCTGAATAAAGGAACTCATTGCCCTCTACATCGGTAACGGGGTCAGGTGCAGAGGTCAAGTTGCTGATATCTCTAAGAACTACCTCTTCGCCAGAATCAACGGCCCCATAAATAGAGCCGTTGTATTGCAGTCCAGTGACTCCATATATTCCCTTATTTGATTCGGTTACAGTCAACACTCGATACTGCTGAGATTGAATATCACTCGTTTTAATTAGCCAAACGCTCTCAGCGTTTGGAGCTTCACTAAAACTACCGGAAACATTTATTACTCGATCGTCTATTGAATTAATGGTCTTTGTCTCGACGATGCCTGTTGGCATTTGACAGGAAATTGTTGGGCTGTTCCCTAGGTTTACTGATAAATCCGTAGCACTGTCGATCGTGATAGCCGTCGTTGTCGCCGAAGAAATTCGCCCCGAACGTCTAGTGCCACTCTTTACTGGATCAGCAATATCAATCACCATACCCGGACGTAGGACAATTCCACTATCTATTGCGACAGAAAAAGTGACTGTCTGAGTTAATAACTGTTCCGACTTCAGTAACCACAGCCCGGCCCGATGAGCCTGCCCTTGCGAGTAACAGCCCATGGCTTTTATGTCTTTATTCTGAATCCCCATCTCTGCCACTGCGTCAGCGTCTTCGACTAACTCAAACTGGACTTCACCTTGAGTGTCATAACTCTGCCAAGCGACCGTTGCTGTTGAATGCCTTGATCTAAGAGATGTTCCCGAGTATTCAAATATTCCCTCGACGACGTTACTTGCTCCCAAGAGGTATTGACTGTCCGCAGGCTTATCACACATCAGAGCAAATGAACCGGCACCGTAGTAAGACATACCCCTAAATAAAGAGGCCATTTCCTGAATAGCGTCGTAAATTTCTCTTCTTGTATTCAAAAGAAGATTGCAACAGAACCTTGGCTCTTGAGAGCCTTTCCCGTCAGAGACCAACTCGTTGCAATATTGAGAAATGGAATAAAAATCCCATTTATCAAGAGAACTATCTGCCAAGCCCACACCATATTTTTGTGTAAGCAGATCAAATAAGCACCAAGCTGGATCGTTACACCAAGTCGCTGCACCAAAAGAGCCGTTCCAAACGCCGCTATAGGTCACACGACCAATGTGTGTTGTTGTATCTACAGAGGCGTTGGATGGCAGGCGAACCTTGATGCCCCTAATGAAAAATTTCCTAGTTGGGATATTGCTGAACTGCCTCGAGTCGAAGCGGAGATAGGCAAGAGCAGAATTTGGATAGCGAAGTTTCTCATCAACGATCGTCGTGTAACTTGACCACCAAGTTTGATTGGACCTTCTTGTGCTCGTTTCGTCATTCGAGACTCGTTCCACTTTTATGTCTACGGGAAATGATCCACTTGTCTCAATGATGTAATCCCTCAAATAGGCAGTACTCGCCTTACCTGAAATAGTGTCATTTTTGACTTCTTGATAACCTCCGCCGTTGTATTGCCTAAAAATCTTGATTTGAACAGAGTGACCAACAATATCCCCATCTTCTTCGACAACTCTGAGTGCAGGAATCCGAAGAGTCACTCGAACTCTGTCGGTTGTGGCATTCGTTATCTGTCTTGTGACTGAAGTTGTTTTCGTGACTTGCACCCCTACATTTGTTTCTGATTCGGTGCTCGGTATATCAGCAACGTAAGCCTGTGTTTGAGTGCCTTTTCTTAGCTGGCAAGAATAACCCTCGAAATTTGAATTGCCTCCAGCATCTTTAACTGGCGTTCCATCGAGGTAAATAGATTTTTCGCCGTCTCCGGGGATTGCTCCCGTGTCCATTCCTTCGATTTCACCTTCTGAAAGTAAATCAACGACGTTTGCATATTGAACCGATTGGAGCGAATCATCTGCTTCGGTTGGAGTGTGCTGACCACCTCCACCTTTACCTCCACCGCCGCCACCAGCTCCTCGGATGTACTTAGTTCGCGTCATAGTTGATCTGTATCAAGGCCGCTTGAGATCACTGAACTCCCGACATAAAGGCGACCGTAGGCAATTGGAACCGGAACTCCAATTTGGGCTGTATTGGTTATTCCGCTAAACGAATAGGACTGCAAAGAGTTTGCTTGCTTCATATCCATGCCCGGGGGTGTTGGGCTTAATAATTGCGCTACCCCACCCAATGCCAAAGCGACACCAAGTCCTCCCACAACTGAAGAAACTGCAATAGGGGCGCCGCCAAACGTTCCAATCGTCCATGCAGCCGCTCCGCCCGGGATCAAGAACGCTGCACCGATCAGTGCTGCCCCGATAAGTATTTGCCCCCAACCACTTTTTGCTCCTGCAACAACGGGCGCGATGCTGAAAACATCTCTTTCACTCCAAGGCAAAGTCAAATCTTCAATGTTCTCTTCCTTTATTTGTTCCTTCCCTACATTGACCTTGTATCCAATGCCGTCTTTCTCACTGTCAATAATCCATTTACCTAACCCAGGGAAATTAGCAATCAAGGCTCTTAAGGCTTCTGCTGGTGTATTGACATCAAATTCAAAGCGGCCTTGACCTCCAAGCCGCTCTTTTAAAGCCCCATAGACCTTAATTATCTTCATGTCTCAAACAGGCTGCGGTCACCTTGTAATAGTAGCCGCCATAGACATCTCGACTTGATAGTCTGCCTTGAACATGGTGCAAAATAAGTTGGTCGCCTAAGAAAATAGCAGCGTGATTTGGGACAGGCGACTCGATGCACATCAAAATTGCGTCACCATGCCTTAGCTCGTCCTGCCCTATCTCATGAAAACCTTCCTTTTTGAAGTTATCTAAATACAGATTCTCACCCTTGTGCCACCAATCGTCCCTCCTTTCATAATCCGTCAAATCAAGCCCTTTTTCTTTCTTATACCAATCTCGGCAAAGACTAAAACAATCAATCAATCCATGAGAGAAAGTTCTCCCTACATATGGCAATTCCATTCCGACGGGTTCACATTCGCCCCATAGTTCAGTCTGCGGATTAACAACAAACCAAGGGACTTTAGACTTTTCACAGGCAACTTGATCTGCAAGAGAAGGGCTTTGATTCTCTTTTGGGTGACTGTGAATTATTGCTGTGATTTCGCCTTTTTCTTCTGCTGCAATGTATTCAGAGGAATCAAGTACAAAATGTTCTTCAGGATGATCCGCAATGTTCTTGCATGGAAAATATCTGCTGCGACCTTTTACAACATGAACGATGCCAACACTTTCTTTCGGAAACTCTTCTTTTGCGTGGGCAAGAGCAGCGTCCTTGATTGGCTTAGATAATTTCATCGTGTTCGGCCTGCTGTAGGAAATGATCCATAAGGCAATGGGCTATCAGCACCGAAACGCAACTTGCATGATTCAAGGCGTTTTCCACATTTGTCTTCTGCAATTGTGCTAACTGATTGATCTTGAACATTCCAATAAGTGGAGCCTGTATAAGAACATTCACTCGAACGATAGGCCCATTGACAAATATTGCCTATCAACTGGCGTTGAGGGATGCGTTGACCAGGTAGATCAAGGCGGCTGGCAAGTTCAAAAACAACATTCTGTCTGTTCTCTGAAGCTTTTCTGTCGATATACCAAATTTCAACGGGCCATTGAGCATTGGGATCAGCAGAGGATTCTCCATCTAGGAATTTCTTTAATGTCCTAATTCTTCTGACTTCTGCACCTGTCAAATCATTCCCAGTATTGAAAGCATTAACGTCTGACAAAATCGATGTAATCGTTAAATCTAAATTCGCAACCGTTAGTTTTGGTCTTGGCAACGATCCCGATGAAGAGAATTGAAATCCGTCCGCTTTGATTGGATAACGCACATAAGTATTACCAGCCCAAACGATATTTCCGGCAACATTCGCCTTTAATCCGTCATGCCATCGAACCGGACTTGTGACGGCTGTTCCATGTATAGAAGAATCTAAACGTAATTCAAATAGCTCGATAATCGCATTAGGCGCAAGCACAGAGACGTCTTCATAGACGCTACTAATTGACTGCCAGGTAACACTTCCATCTGTTGCTGTTGACCCTAAATCTGTCGGCCATACAGGCTCAGACGATGCAGAGGTTCCTGCATTTGTGACACGAAAGAATAAGCCCGTAACCTGAGCGGAGGTTGCACGGCGGATATCTCCAACTGAATAAGCCGTCGAAGCGGCCCATGCTGATACTGCCATTAGGGTTCAAACACTTGACGGAAAGTTGCTTTGATCGTTGCTCTGTCCTTATAAGGGATAGTCTTTGACCAACCCTCGCAAACAAATTTACCTGCTGATTCTTCCGGTGGAGTCCAACCAAAAGCATCTGCATCAGCAGCTCGAGCGTCCAAGAAATCTTCTATCGTGTCTGATTGTGTTTGACTAATATTTCCAAAAGTCACGTTGTAAATCTTCGGGTTGTTATTTAAACCCTCTGCAAATCTCATTTCATACCCATCGCCAAAAACAATCTTGCGATTCTTAGGTTTGCTCGCTTTGCGAACACCATAGTCAACCGAAACTGAGGGAAAATTTGCCATTTAAGGTAAAGCAGCTAATAAACCGCCAGGTCGTTTCTGGCTAACTAACTCTTGCTGGATAGCTGCTGCAAGCATAGAGCCAAGCTGGTTTGCCTGATCGTCATCACCTTCAACTTCACTGCCACTTGCGTCAACATTAACGTTGATGCTGATATTGCCACCCATTGAGCTATTTGGAGCAATGCTTCCACTCCTCTTAGGTGTAAACATTTCTGGCCCTCTTTCCCCGACGAGGTATGAACTTCCGCCGGCAACTGATCCGCCTGATGCTCGATGAGGAACAAACTTGCTGCCATCAGCTATTGGGCCAGTAGCAGCAGTAGCAGCAGCAGGGGTAAACATACTTGAAAGAAAACCGCCGACACCTCGAGTAAATGGGGCGATGATTGCTTGTCGAATAGCAATCCGGATCATGTCAGAAATAATGCTGTTAGCAAACTCCTTAAATTTGAACTTGCCTGTGGTGACAAAGGAAACCAAAGAATCTTCCATGCCTTTGAAGGCTTTTACAACTATATTTCCGACTTGTCCTCCAAAATCGTTCACCGTCTTGAGATACGACTGGAATTTAGTAGCAAAAGCAGTCTGGAATTGTGCAGATGTTTGTACTGTTGATCTTCCTAATGCCTGCATAGCAGCATTAGCCTTCTGAATTTCTTCGGCTGCTAATTCTCCTGGTATTTCAGCAAGCCTTACATTGATTTGAGTTAACTGTTTTTCTAACTCCTTAGCGTTCTTCGTCAACATCGCAATATCTCCCGCCTGGCCTCTATAGAAACCGCTCTTCTTTGTTGAAGCGAGAATACTGTCGATCCGCGCTTTCCTAAGCTCAATTAATTCTTTCTGTGCCTCTATCGCCTCGACTTTGGTGCCTTTCAGTAGCTCATTGAATTTTTCTTGCTTTCTTTTTTGCTGAACCAAAGCATTACCAAAGACCACGGCTGCAACAGCCAATCCAGATAACGCCCAAACAATAGGGCCTGCTGATGCTTTCGTAATATTCAAGGCTGGAACAAGCTTTCGTAATAAAACGACTCTCAAAACCCTCGCGTGACGTGCTGCTGCCTTGAACCCTACGACTACCGGACCTATCGCCGCAGCAAGCGCCGCGAATGCAACAGTCGTAATTTTTAAAGAATCAGGTAAATCATTTAACCATTTGACGCCCTCAGTCATTCCCTTAATGAGAAGCAACTGAGCAGGTAAAAGAATTTTACCGATAGATATTGACAAATCCTCCGTTGCGTTCGCTAAATTCTTCATCTGCTGCGTCGGGTCTTTTGCCATGATCTCGGCAATCGCCGGGCCGCCTTCTTTCTCAATTCTTTTCAGTGCCTTGATGACAACTTCAGCCGTTACTTTTCCTTGAGACGCTAATTTCTTAAGTTGCCCAATCGGTACATCCATCTCTTTTGCAATTACCTGATTCAACTTCGGCAATTGTTCCGCGATGCTTCTAAATTCATCACCTTGTAAACGGCCGGAACCTAAAGCCTGCGCTAACTGCAAGAACGCGCCCGATGCGGCCCCAGCGCTAACACCCGACAACTTGGCAGCAGTATTGAAACCAACGAAAGTTGATTCAATATCTTTCAGCTCAACACCTATCGGCCTTAAACGTGCATAAATATCAGTAACACCTGCGATAGCTTCCGAACTACTTAATCCAAATGTTTTTGCTGCTTTTGCTGCGAAGTCATTAGCTTTGTCAAATTCTCCATATTCTTTCGTCAATAATTTCAGCCTTAATTCTGTTTGTTTAAAAGATGCCGCAACGCCGGCCATCCTTCGGCCTGTTTCAACTAATGCCAAACGGCCAATGATCCCAGTCAACCCTCCGATCCGTGAACTTGCCCCCAGTGCTGACTTGCCTAATCGACCAGCAGCCGACGTTACTTGATTTATTTTTTGGATCGCGCCCTTGGCGTCGACCTTAAATCTGAGGATTGATTCAGCCATGATGCGATTCTATCGAGAATGTTTGCCCTTCTCCATTGATTCTTCCTCTCTTTTTGCCTTTATTTCGTAATAAGCAGCAAAATGCGCCATCTCGGCGTCTGTTATTTCCCTCCTTAGTT